CTCACAAATTATTTGAATGGAATCCTGTAGATGAAATTTGGGAGGATGTCACACCTAGAGAAATTTCTAGTCCTACTAATCTCCCACTCTTACCAACATCAACTTATCTAGTACAAGATGAGAACAAAGTTTACGAGTTAAGGGGTGTAACTTGGACAGATATTTCACCTGTTTTTTCTTTTGGGGTAAGCTACCCTAGAGATGTTATAGCTGCTTATGGTCGTTTCTGGGCACATGATGGCGAAGTTGTTTACTGGACAACAGACATTGCAGATGCTAATTTCCCCGCCTTCTTCGGAGGAACAAGTGGAACATTAAATATTTCTGCCGTCTTACCTAACAACGTAGATACAATTGTAGCTCTGGCTGTTCACAATGGTTTTTTAATCATTTTCTGTGAACGAAACATTGTTATATATCAAGGTGCTGAGAACCCATTAGGTAATTTTGCCTTGTCTGATATTATTTCTGGTGTTGGTTGTGTAGCTCGTGATTCTGTACAAAATACTGGTAACGATCTAATTTTCCTATCAGATACAGGTGTACGTAGTTTAGGTCGTTTGATTCAGGAAAAGTCCTTGCCTATGCGGGATTTAAGCAAGAATGTACGGGATGATTTAATTAAGGATGTCCAAAAAGAAAGAGCGAACATAGGTAATTTAGATTGTGTTAGAGCTATCTATTCTGAGTTAAACTCATTCTACCTCTTGTCGTTTCCTTCTACTGAAACTGTCTATTGTTTAGATATGCGACAAGCATTGGAAGATGGCTCTGCCCGTACTACTGTTTGGTACTCTTACCCAGTCACTGCTTTTCTTCGTCGGCGTGATAGAGAATTGATGCTTGGTAAGCCTAACGGGATTGGTCGGTATTTTGGCTATTCTGATAATGGGATTGCTTACCGTTTACGTTACTTCTCTCATTATTTAGACATGGGGGCGTCTACTACTAATAAAATACTGAAGCAAATTAGTGCAACAGTTATTGGGGGTAGTAACCAATCATTTGTTATTAAGACTAACTTTGATTATCAAGAAGCTCCACGATCATATCCTTTTACCATTATAACAGGGGATGTAGCTGAGTATGGAGTAGATGAGTATAACATAGCTGAGTTTTCTTTTGGTATTATTTTAGACTCAATTAAGAGTAGCGTAGGCGGTAGTGGTAATACAATTCAAATCGGCTTTGAGGCTGATGTAAACGGTAATGAGTTGTCAGTCCAGAAGATTGATATGTTTGTTAAAACAGGAAGGATGAGTTAATGGCTAATTATTTAAAGGCTACGGATTTCGCAGCTAAGGATGCTCTACTCTCAGGTGACCCTAATAAAATTGTAAAAGGTACTGAGATTAACGATGATTTTGATGCTATTCAAACAGCCGTTAACAGTAAAGCTAACATCCAAAGCCCTACGTTTACAGGTACAGTAACAATGGTGACACTCAATGGTGCTACTGTTGACGGTGGAACTTATTAAGGATTATATATGTGGGAAACACTTCTTCCAATTGGTTTGAGTTTATTTGGCGCTAGTCAAGCCAGATCAGCCGCACGAGATTCGGCACAGGCTAACATTGAGGCATCTAGAATTGCAGCTGAGGCGGCTAAGTTTAAGCCTTACTCGATCTCGACTGGCTTTGGTACTAGCTACTTTGATGAGAATAAGCAAGAGGCTGGTTATACTCTTGACCCAACACTACAAGCTTTTCGTGATGCTATGTACGGTGGGGCTGGCGAGTTTATGGGACAGATTGAGTCTGACCCTACCAAAGCAGCTCAAAACTATTATAACCAACAGATGGCTCTACAACAAGGCGGTCGAGGTGCAGAAGACATGGCCCTACGTCAGCAGCAGTTGCAGAGTGGTCGTATCGGTTTAGGGCTGTCAGGTGCTGCAATGGGTGCAGGGGCTGGTACAGGGTATGTTAACCCAGAACAGTATCAGCGTGATTTAGCTAGGGCACAACTAGATCAACAGCTTGCTGCATCATCAACACAGATGGCTCAAGCAGACATTGACCGCGCCATCGCTCGTGGTACTGGTTTGTTACAGACTGGTCTAGGTATCGAAGAGTATGGGTTAAAGCCCTTGCAGATTGGTGCTGACATTGGTAACCGTGCCGCTACCGCTGGAGCTAACCAAGCACAAGCTCTGTTGGCTGGTGGTCAGGCTGCGGCTCAAGCTAACCTTGCTGGTGGCTTGGCTGGCGCTGGTATGTTCGGTAACCTTGGCACATCTTTGATGAGACAACGTTTTGGGACTCCAGCAGCAACATCTGTAGACCCTATTGGTAGTGGTATGTGGACTTATTAAGGAGCTAACATGGCTAGTGAAATTTTAGGGTTATTTGGTACTCAAAGCCCACAACAACTACGCAATGCAGCGTTAGACTCCATGATGATTTCCCCTACTCAGATGGGTAGTCAGGGGCTGTTGCAGCAAGTTGTCTCTATGGGTCAGAATGCTGGTACTATGATGGGTATGGGTGCTGGTAGGCTGCTTGGTGGTAAGGTTGCTGGTGAGGTTGAGGCTGCATACGTAGATGAGGCT